TAGAGCATTCAAGAATGCTTTATCAAGCTGAAGCTCTCTATCAATATACTTATCCAATCCAAATTCTGGTGGGAGTTCATCATTAAAACCAATAACATTCTCACCAATTGGATTCGGCAATCTCAAATATAAATATTTGATTTTAGAGCCATTTCCAATTAATTGATACTTACCAGTAAGTTTAAGCTTCTTAACAAGTTCATTGTGTAATAGGCTCGCTCTTACATGGATTGGGCAACCTGATTTATATAGGGTGGTCTTATCATAATACTTATCAATATCAGAAACACCTTTTGGAATTGCGATAGCAGATGGATCGCTCGCAAGAAACTTTTCACTAAATTGATTAATATAATTTCTTGTGTTCTTCTCTGTATCATTAAGAACCATTCTATAAATTTCTTTTAAAGATTCCTTACAGATTTTTGGTGTTGTTGAACGGACAGCTTCTGCCCCCGTAATCATCACCTTAGGTTCTTTATATCTAATACCTTCCTTCTCAAGGACGTTAAGGATATAACGTTTCTTACCCGAAGGCCATATACCAATATTAGCCGTCTTTTCCCGTTTCATTGAAATCTTATGCTCATATGCATTTTGGTTTTCATACAATTCGCGAAAAATCTTATCCAAGAACGGCTGTACTCTTTCTTGGCTTAATTTATCGATAATCTTCAAACATTTTTCTTTATCTGAAGGATCAATACCCATCTTTTCAAGAACTGGTTTGAATGTAACGCCGAGTGAATCTGTATCTGAAAAAATCACAAAATCAACATCATCACTCGCACCCACCAATTTACGCATAAATTCATTAAGGCGACGTTCTGCATAACGAATTGCGTGCTGTCCACTAGCGGTAATAGCTTCAGCTTGATCAACTTCGAAGAAACGGAAGCCAGGAGAACCAAACGATCCATAGAATGAATTGGCGCAAACTTTCATAACAGTTTGTTTGATACCATAGGTGGCGATCTGTTCTTCTAGGTCTGCAATCTCTTCAGCAGTAAGTGTATCTTTATTTTGAACTAATTTATCCTCTGCCGCCAATTGCATCTTCTTAAACTTTTGGCGTTCATCAAAGAGAACTTGAAGAATTTCCGCTGCGAAACCTTTAATATCTTTTCTATAAAGCGTACCATTAGACGCCATAGATAGATTTTTTTCCTTGATCATGTCCAGATATGGATTGATCGCAGCATCAATGAGGCTATTAACAAATTCTAATGTATCGCTGTTTTGAATCTTACCAACAAATGTATCAGGACCAACATTGTATCCCATAAAGAGAGATGGATACAGAGACGAAACGTCAAATGTTACAACCCATTCGTATATACCAGGGACAGGTTCTTTAACATACGCTCCTAAGAATTGATCATACTTAGGTTCCGGGTTTTTACGTGGAATGATAATATTCTTTTGCTTCAAATAATCATAAATGAAGCTATCCCACATTCTCGTTTGCTTGAATACATCAATATACGCTACTTTATTCATATACGCAAGTGTCATTACAAGATTTAGGATTTTAGTTTTCTTCTCCAGTTTAAGTAGAAGTCCAGTATCTTGAATGTTGTAGTCAATGTAAAGATCAGGATTTTTATCGTACAAATCCCTCAAATCTTTATACCCTAAAGTCTTATAATCAATCTTTCTTTCATTTAAGACTTCATCCGCTACCGTGTCAAGTTTATAGTTTTCCAAAGATGTATTGGAGAACTTACGATACAATAGATAATAATCAAGAACTGAAATACCATAAATATCATAACTTTCTTGTTCCACACCATTCATGGTGGGAACTGTTTTCTTTTTAATAATTCCCCATGGGCTAAGCATCTTAACATATTCTTCGCCTAAAAGCTTACGCACTCGATTGATGATGTAAGGAATATCAAACCATTCAAGATTCCAACCAGTAACAATATCAATATCAAGCTTTTGCCAGAGCCTCACAAAAGCTTCCAGCATAGATATTTCTGTCTTAAATTGAAAGTATTTGACGTTTGATTGCTTTACTTTATATGGCTTTAAACCAAATACATAGAAGGTATCTTTTACATGGAATGATATAGCCGTAACTTCCTTGGCCGCTTTCCAAGGATCGGGGAATACGCCGGGGTCATAGTCAGTTTCAATGTCCAAATATCCTATGCGAATTTGCTTGGCATCGAATTCTATTTTTCCAGGGAACATTTCTGATGTGAATTGATATAGATATGTTTCCATACCACAATAAGAAAAATTATCAATATTATTATATCGTCTCGTAAAGTTTGACGCTTCACTCATACTAGAAAATTTTACAGGCTCTATAAAATTACCTTTTATATCTTTCCAATCCGTTTCCTTCTTATCTTTTGATGGAAAGAAAAGGGTTGGTTTGTAGTTAATTCTTTCTTTTTTCTTGCTGCCATTTTCATATGAAGTACAGAAAATGGTATCTCCTAATCGTTCTACACTTGTATAAAAATGCATACTTATTCGTTATTTACCTTTCTTAAAAAGAATAATGGAGGGAATTACCCCTCCATTATATAATTACTCATAATATAAAGTCAATCAATCTTCAATAGATAGTTTATCTATATCCATTATTGGAGGCACATAATTTTTTGATTTTAAAATCTTTCCGTCTTCTCTGCGAACTGGTTTTCCATCATCACCAAGTTTAGACATATTGGATTTATGCACTAAATCAAATGCTTTATCATGATCGATACCAAAACAATCTGAAGTTCCAGACACTACATAATCCAAATCGGCAAGTTCTTTCGCCAGATTTGATAAATCAATATCTTCTTTAAGCGAACCATCTTCATTGAATAATTCAGCTTTTACCTCTTCATATTCTTCTGTAATAATCTTCCATCTTAGAAGAATTACATCTCTTGAAGGTAATGTAGGCTCATTCGGATAATTAAAACCAAATGCCTTATGCCACGCTCTTACTTTTCTAAAACTTGTTGTACTCACGCCTCAACATCTTCCTTTTTCTTTTTACCAATTGTATATTTGGCTATCAATTGGTAGTTATTCTTTTCTTTATATGGGAGAATTGTAATTTTAGATACTGGAACTACAGGTGCTTGTGATTTAGATTTATCTACTAAAGTCACCATTCCCCATTCTGCCAATAGATTCGCAATCGTATTACGTCTTGCATGATCATCTTCAGAAAAATTAGATTCTTTACCATCCAAAAGAAATAATTCTTTAAAATGAAGAATAAAGAAACGTCCTCTTTTATGTAGAATATGACAGGTTTGTGTAATAGTTTTTTTAGTGTCCGACTTTACACCAATTCGAGTTAAAGTTTCACGCACCTTTAAAAAATTTTCACTATCAGGAAGTGTTACTTCAACAAAACTATTTACATCATATTCTTCTTTTTCAAAACTCATTTTTTACCACCTTTTACTAATACGCATTTTAATTCATTAATCTCACTTTCATTCATAATATCCAACATTTCTGTCGCTCTTTGAACAGAAATTCCATAATATTCAGCAACAGGCAAAACAAAAGGATTCTTTTTTGCCTTAAACCAAGGAGCACCACGCTTCTTTTTTTCGATTGTATAATACAGGAAATCGTAATGTTCTTGATTAGTTAATCCCGGCATCATATTAACAATATTTGCAAGAAATATGGTGTCGGGAAATCTTTTAAACGCCAAATTAATAACATACTGATTATAATCTTCTTCACTAAAATTGTATGTTTTATTATTGATACCTTCGACGTAACTAAATAATTTATTATCACTCATTTTTTAAATTTAATTTCTGACATTAATTCGGTAAACATAGCAGTCATATTTAACTCTTTGTTGGTACAAAAAGCATTTTGGTAATCATACTTGTTTAAGATCATAATTACACTTGGTATACTAGCAGTTTCTATTAATGGATACAAGTCTATTTTAAGGTTATCTAGTAAAGAAGTAAAATCTACATCTGGATTTTCTGATGTCCACTTCAGTATATCTAAAAACTTCTTTTCCTTTAATATAGGAAGTAATGTAGTTACATTTGTTGATCTAATTAATGTAAGTGCTGCTGAATCGATCTTACCATATGCAGTAGACATTCGTTGCAATTCATTAAGTATAGAACGAAGATCAGGGAATTTCTTTTTAATAATCTCACCTAATACTTTAGGTTCAAATTCTATATGTTCCCGTTTTAAAATAGCCATCATTCTTAACATTACTTGTTTTTGAAGGTCCGCTTTATCTTCTCTTGGAATAGAAAAATCAATTAATGAAAATCTACTTTCACGAAGAGGTGTAATGATTTTATTACTATAATTACATGTAAGAATAAAGCCGCAATTGCTTGAAAACTCTTCAACAAAACCTCTAAGAGCCATTTGAATGCCATGTGTAGCATTATCTGCCTCATCAATGATGACATACTTACGTCCACCATCTAGAGAGACGGAAGTAGCAAAGGCAGCGATTTCTGTTCTAAGAGTATCAATACCTTCTAAAGAACCGTTAATTTGATACGAGGTATTGCCCATATCTCGTAATACCGCCTGTGCCACAGTGGTTTTACCCATGCCAGGAGGACCACTGAGAATAAGGTTTTGTAGCTCTCCTTGTTTTATATATCCTTCAAAGAGCTTCTTAGTAGCCGAAGGTAAAATACACTCGCTTAGAGTAATAGGGCGATACTTTTGGCTCCATAGAAACTCTTTACGTTCCATACTATCTAAAAACATAATTATCCTTTAAATTCAGACTTTGAATCACATGTGAAAATATAAGAAAGAACTGTATCTTGACATGTCGCCTTCGCAATACCTTCTTTACTAATCTTTACTACATACTCCCCATCAACCCAAATTAATCTGTCCATGGAAATAACCATACGGAATTCTTTATCCGTCTCGCCCACTTCAAACGAACCGGAGCTTTGTTGATCATTTTTTGGATTAATTGTTTGTAGGTAGATTTTTTCTTTATCACCAACTACGGCAATATATTCGCCGTTGAAAACCTTTGCAACTTTATGTAATTGTGTCAACGTATCCTTAGATAAATTGAACTGGATATCAACGTTTGGAAGGGTTACTTTATTCTTAAAAAATTTGATCAAGCCAATATCTGAATAGAAGTAGTTTACCTTTCGTTTACCTTCCTTGATTACCAATTTTTCTTTTTCGAAATCAATTTCAGGATCAGTAAAGAGTGAAATAACTGAAAGGAGTTGTTTTAAATCCCAAATACCAAATTCTACTGGAAATTCTTCGTCAAATTCAACATCACCAAAAATTGTTTTGTTGTTTGTATTTACTCTCTGCTCTTTACCCTTT